TCATTTAACTCAAAGAGTTGTGCTTCAGCAGCACTCTCAAGAGCTTGTTCAACTGTTAAGAACAAACGACGAACGTTGATTCTATCAAATGCAGATGCAAATGCAAGTGCAGTTTTATCACCAAAGAGTAATGTTCCTACACCAGGTTTGGTGATAACAGAGTTAATTCTCTGAGGATAAAGTTGATCTCTTTGATCTTTAGTTGGGTTATATGCTAGTTTGATAGCATTGTTAATCAAACCTCTCTGTTGCCCTGCAGGTGAGAACCATGGATAAGCAACAAGATTTGTTCTACACATTAATCCAGCAATGTCTGCATTTGTTGGAACAAATTGGAATTCATTGTTGAATCTGTCATACATGTATTTGTAACCACTATCAAATACTGCGTAAGAAGAACTTGTTAGTGGGCTAAAGTACTCAATCAGGTTAGATGTTTGAGTTGTTGTATTTGTAATATTTACTAGGTCTCCTCTGTGTGGCCCAATAGTAGCAATACAATCTTTTCTTGCAGTAGCAAGAGCAATTAATTTATTTGCTTTTGTTTGTGATTGATCTTTAGAACTGCATCCAGGCCCCATGATAAGATAATCTACTTCCTCCTCATCTTTGTTAGCAAACAAGTCATAAGATGTCATTAGATCACTTAATGCTGCTCTCATACCACCGTTTCCACCAAGTGCAGGTACTCCTGCCTGATAATCTTCACCACCACCAAGTGTGTATGTTACATTACCAATAGAAGCGAAAGTATTGTCTTGTGCATTTTGAGCCCATAAACCTTGAGCAGTTGTGAATGCTGTAAAACCTGTTCCAAATCCAGTTGCTCTTGGTTCAGTGCCATGATAAGTATCTGTTGCTTGTGAAGGATTGTATCCAGCGTAGATATTATCAGAGAAGTCTGCAATGTAGTTCTTGTAGTATATCTTCTGAGGTGAGTTTACAGATGAAACTGAATCAACTGCTTTTGAAAGACTTAAATGTTTCTCAATAACATTACCTTTGATACCAGTTACAACTCCAAAGTCATCAACAACTGCAACATGAATACCATCGCCTTTACCATTTCTTTCTGTAACATAAGTGTTAGATGTTGGTTTTGGTGCTAATGATTTCCAGAATATAGATGCATTGTCTAAATCTAGAGTTTGTGAATTATACCAGTCAACTGCTGTTTGAACAGTAAAACTTACTGCAGTGTTAGGAGCATTTGGTTCTCCAGTATTAATACCAGAACTTCCAGCACTATTACTTACAAAGAATATTGAATCAGATGCCTTGATTGATCCAAATCTTGTTCCCTCTGAATAATCTATTCTAGTTTCAGCATATGACCCTGCATTAAGAGTAACAAAATTAGGTTGATCACCAGTTACACGAGATACGATCTTAACATCAATTGTTGATGCACTGTCAACTGAATCTGTTGATACTCCAGTTATTATACCTTTTAAATATCCGTTGAACGTTGAAGTTGTTCCTGCACCAGGTATGACAACATCATTCAATGCGACTGTAACACCATTACCAACTATAGCACCTGCTTTAAATAAGTTAGTAGTTGTAATACCGATTGTCTGGTCTGCAAGATTATCGATGACGCAAACCTTTAATCCATTAGCCCAAGAACCTGGTGTTTTTGCTGCCCAAGATGCATTGGTCATTCCAGTATAACTTGCGTTATAGTCGTCGTAATTCTTTATCTTTAATGTAGAAGTCGAAGCAATACCAACACCAGCGTTTGCTGTGTTTAAGTGTGTGCTATCAGTTCTTGCTACTTTTAAAACACCACCATATGATAAAAATGATGATGCACTTTGCCAATATTCATACTGAGCATCAGTTGAAAGTGGTTTACCAAAGACACTTATAAGGTCTTCTTCTGTCGATACTTGTATAGGATCATCGATGGGGCCTATTCTAAATGGGCCTGCTATCGCACCAATGTTATCTAAT